TGCTCCCCAACCATTTCCAATAGAAGCATTGTTATTTCCTACGGGAATTTGAAAGGCGGCTGTAATTCCAGTCCCGCCTCCAGAAGTTGAAGATGTAGCAGCAGTTGCAGCGGTAATCGTAAAAGAATTGGCGGTAATTTGATCGACAATAAATTCAGTATTTAGGTTAGCCGCACTAATCCCGCCTACCGCTGTTGCACCTGAAAATGTAACATAGTCTCCGTCAACAGCTCCGTGGGACGTAATTGCAACAGTAACGGTTTTAGAGCCATTAATTGTAGTAAAGCAATTGTTAGTTGTAGGGCTGATAAAAGTCTGTCGGATGGGCGTAATGTCATTCAGAATCTGACCCGCTTCAATGTAAAGTTTTTTAGATGTCCCAAGGGCTAAGAAGTTATCCGAAGCTGTGGTAATCCAATTAAACATCTGACGGCAAATACCTGCTACTACAAATGTTCCGTAACGTAACCAACCACCTATTTTCTGTGGGTAGCCAGAGCGAAAGCGAATTTTGTCACACTCGTAGAAACCACCCTCGTTTGTATAGTTGGTTTGGTCTCGGTTGACACCTGGTTTGAACTGTAGTTTTTGTAGTGGCATATTAGCTTAAGAATAAGGCACGTTCATCGTTCCTGCGGGTTACTAGACCTTTCAGTACTTTACCCCCAGCCAGCGTATATTTCAAGAACTCTTCTGCCGCTTCTTCCATTTCGCCCCGAATAACCTTCTGACGGAGGGTGCTGCGCTGTAGTGTTCCCAGACCAACATTAAAGCTAAAACTAACAAGAGCATCGAATTGACCTTGAGTGAGCTTGACAGGACAGTAGCGTTCAACACCTCGCTCAAAGCGATTAAGATCGTCTCGAAGAATGTCATCTACTTCCTCCATAGAAAAGGTACGGTCGTCTTTATATTCCAAGGGTGTACTATCCCGTTCTTCTATCTTTAAAGCACCCTGACGTGGGTAGAGTACATGCCCGACACCAATCGTCCACAATTTTGCGGGACAGCGATATGGACGTTGACGAACACCCTCATGGTGCTTAATCATTTTGATAGCTTTATCGCTCACACGCATGGACAATTAATAAAAAAGTGTAGTTAACAAAAGCGGCTAACCCAAGGCAAACGCCAACAGGATACGCATTGAATAGATTTATAAAATCGTTCATCTCTATACATTTTTAACTAACGTGCATAATTTTTTAAGTTTTTTATACACATTACTTCTTAAATGCCTGTGTGCCAAACCAGAAAGAAACAATACTTGCCCAAATAATCTGGGTTTCATCATCCCATAGGAGGTTTAACGCCACGTCAAATGGCACTTCTCGATGGAAGGCAAACCAGAACCCAAACAGTTCTACAAACATGAACATCAAGAACATCCCGTAGGTAATGGCTGGTCTAACCATTGCCCGTGAATTTGTAACCCACTGGGAAGCACCTTTGCCAATCTCGATGTCGTGAGCATACAAAGACGCTCTTTCTTGGGCTTGGGTCTGCATCTCAATCTGCTGGGTCTTAATCTCTTCTACATGAGCTTGAGCTTGAAAGCCTCTCTCCATCATCTGTAGTTCCCGTTCTGTCTGCAAACGAGCCATTTCCATCTCATGCTTCTTGTCGGACTTGTCTTGGAAAAACCCAAGCAGGCTAGGCAGTCCACCTGACAGGAACGATATAAGGGTAGTAAATAGGGTAATCATTTCTTTCCTCTTTCTTCAAGGAGTTTGACCCGCACATGGAGGTCATGGAGTTCTTTGTACAGTTCCTCACGCATCTTTGCCCTGCGCTCGGCTGATATAGGGCTGTCTGTTGGTATGCCTTCAGAGGTAATCAACGCTGGCATCTTGCCTTCAATCTGGGTCAGGCGGGTCTGAAATGAGGATACTTGACCGAGTAGCCACGCTATACAGGCTACTAAGATCGGAATAACCGCCTTTAGTACGTCTTGCATATTCATCTTTTAGACCCCCATACTATGTAATAAGCAATCCAAGCAGCTACCAAAAAGCACCAGAACTGCACCCATTTAACCTTTGATAACTCGGCATCAAAGTACTTCTTGTCTTCCTTCTCAAGCCGTTCAATCTCGGTCTTGATGTCTAGCACCTTCTGCCATTCTTTGGTGCCGTGCTGCTTTATAAAGTCCACCCTTAGTTTGTACTCTTCATCGCTTATCTTCTTGCGGTGTTTGTACTCCTCAAGGGCTTTAAATATTGCCCGTTCCTTCTTTAACTCTGCTTCTCTACGCTCACGAATCCTTGCGTTTGCTTGCTGCTTTGCAACATCTACTGCTTCCTTCTGTACTTCCTCGATGTTCTTGCCAATCTCTCGACCAGCTTCCCGTCCAGTTTTTATCCCTTCACTGATGCCCTTAGCACCAGCCGACAACCCAAGTTCGTCTGCCATAGCTCAATTTAAAATACCTCTCCGCCAGCGGCTGGAACAGATGTTGCATGGATCAAAATATGCTGTTTTAAGTTTAGTGGCGCACCACAGTCTGAGCAGAAGTCCGCATCTAATTCAGATTCATCTAAGTCAAATCCACAGGCGGCACAGACAATCTCGACTTCGTGGTGTGGCTCAATCAGCCCGCTATCTAAAGTTCTAGCTTGAATGGTTTGTTTCATGGCAAAGTCGCAATGTACGCACTAGCATCCGTCATCACATTCCCATCGGCATCTTGCAGTTCTGCACCAGCTAAGACTTCTTTTTTGAAGTTAGCGTAGTCGGTGTTGGCTGGGTCTGTTGGAATAGCCATAAAACTTCCATCTTCTTTGTTTTTAATCAAACCAATACTATTTTGAAATCCTTTTATTAGTTTGTACATTTATAACTCCGCAGATAAATTAAAATATGACGAAGAATTACTAAGATACATACCTGAAGCATTTCCAGCAACCAAACCTGAGCCGCCTGAAGCAGTTATTCGCAACAGTTTGTTTGAAGAACCACTATCAATAGTCCATGTTGTAGCACCACTAGCAGAACCTGTTGAAGTCCAAGCATTAAGGTTATTGTATGAAAGAGTAGGTATTGCTCTCATTTCTGTTGGTGTTACAAATGCACCAATAGCGGCAGAAGTTGTATATGCTTGACCTATCATAATTGGTATTCCTGAACCCGACAAACCATAATAATAGCGTTGGCAAAGCATTAATTCAGTACCATAAGGTCTGTAATCAAAGCTAGTAGCTGTAGAGCCTACCTCTAGTTGGATACCTGTGACATACCATGTAGCACCAGTATTTGCCGCTAGCTTTACACCACCAGTTAATCCACGCTCCACATTTGCCCATGCCGTACTTGCGGCTGACGAGTAAGTTGTTCCAAATCCAAGGTCAAAAAATACAGCAAGACCCCTTTGATTAGTTGTTTCCCAAGTTCCGCTTGTATCGCCAGCAATCGTTATTGTTTTGTATTCAAAAGTATTTGCTGAGTTAATTGTGTAACTTGCAATATATCCTCTATCAGCATTATTGTTTTCAAAACAAACACCAAATGTTCCAGTTAAACTAGACCTGACCCAAAACGACAATGTAATAGTTTTAGCGTTAGCCGTTCCAAATCCAAAATCAGCCATATTAAAACCCTCAATAAACTGGGCTAATAAAGGTTGATTAGTTGCAGTTGTTGTTGCAGTTCCTGCTGTAGCTTTTAACGCATAAGAAAATCCAGTAGGAATAACTGAAGTTTGCTGTTGAAATGTCATTGATTGGTCAACAGGTGCATCGGCTCTAAATCTGTCTGTTAAATAACTAGAGCCATTACTTGATATAGTTACTGCCGCACCAGCGTTTCTTTGGTCAATGACTTGTCCGCCATTGATGATGCGGTTGAGGAATGGTCTTGTAGCACTTGTTTGTGCCGAGCCATCAGAAAAAGTTATAGATGGCGAACTGCCGTTAATGATTGTAGTCATACTTGTTCCTTACGCTTTTGATGCCATGCCTTAACAGCTTGACTGATTTTCATTTTATCCTCGTCTGTGTAAACTCTTTTTGCTCTTGATGCACGCATCTTAGCTTTAGTTTCTTCGCTATGCTTGCGACCTTTGTTAGGACTATCATGTTCTGCCCAATAAGCCTTTTGGCTTGCGGACATTTTGGCTTTGGTTTCTTCTGTGTGCGGTATGCCTTTAGTTGGACATGGTCTGCCTTTAAGGGCTTCTGATAGCTTTCTTTTGCCTTCTTCAGGGTAAGCTTTACCTTTCATGCCTGACTTGCTTCCAAGCGGTCTATTGAGCTTCTTGCCTGTTCTGCTAATAGACATCTGCTTTCGTGTTTCTTCTGAAAACTTTTTACCCCATTGCGGGTTATTTTCACCAAGATAGCGTTCTCTGAGCCAAGGTCTTTTAATGCCTTTTTGTGGGTGTGGCTTACCCCACATATGATGCAATTCACCAGCACCAGCACCTTCACCACCTACTGTCAAATTAGCCAGCTTGTAACCTAGTCGCTTTAACTGGTCAATGCGTTCTTGCTCGCACAAATAGGCGAGTTCTTCGTCAATGTCTTTGGCTAAATAATTGATGGTGTAGCCGTTTGCTTTTTCAACAACACGCTTCCAATAAATGTTGCGATTCTGCTTGGAGTTGGCACGATAGTCCTTACCCTTTCCAACATAGAAAGGAATGTTAGTATCTTTACGAATATGCTCGTAAACATAGAACATTATTATTTTGGAAAGGGTAAGGACTATCGTGCCAACTCCAAGC